TTGAGTGGGGTAGTGAAGAAGTGGTGATACCATATGTATCGCCGTGGGATGGTCGTTATCATAGATATTTCCCAGATTTCTATGTTAAAGTTCGTGATAAGAATAGTAATATAAAGAAATACATCATTGAAGTTAAACCTAAACATCAATGTTCACCACCAGAAAAGAGTCCTAAACGAAGAACAGGTGCTTGGTTCAATAAAGTTAGAACATGGGGTATTAATAAAGCAAAGTGGGATTCTGCAAAAGAGTTTTGTTTAGACCACAATATGGAATTTAAGATACTAACCGAAGACCATCTAAATCCTCGTTAAGTAGCTACTTGTTGAGGATAAGAGGGGTCTCCTACAGGTGTAGAGGTATGAGTATTATTTTGACTATTATTATTTTGACTGTTATCATTCTGTATTGTAGTAATATTTGTTCCTTTACCATCCATTAGTCCAACTAATTTTGTTAAACTTGCTGCAGTCATTTCTTCAAATGATAATGGTTTTTTCTTTTCTGTTTTTTCGTCTATACTAACTGAAGCTTCAGCTGCAATTTTTGCATTTTCTTCTTGACCTTTCATACCATCTTGAAATTTTTTGTACATCTCCCCTTGTGACATACTATATTGGTCTTTAAAATTTTTCTTTTGGATGTCGTCTTCAATCCTTTCATTTACTTTCTTTGCTCGGCCTGTATCAAACAGTTCTACATCACTATTTGTAAGAAAATTGTATGCTTTAATTAATTTATTTGCAACAGAAGATAATGCATCTTTTACATTAGCAACTACTCTAGCAAATATTCCTGCCACTCCACCTAGTTCATCCATTTTTTTCTTTATATCATCCCAATAATACACAACTAAAGCAAATACTGCAACAACAGCGGCAATAGCTAATCCTATAGGATTCGCTAGCATTGATTTAGCTGCAACTAATATATTCGCCAACACACTTTTAAAACCCAACTTCAATAACATTAAAGCTCTTCTGACCTTGTGAAATCTTTTGCCTGAAAATGGATTTTTCTGTAAATCCGTAGCCATAAATAATAAACTTTTGTATATACCAGAAAGCACCATTTTAACAAGATTAAAAACAAGTTTTGGTTTTAGTATTGCAAGAGCACCAAGAAGAACTAGAAAATTATCTTTAATAAGTGCAAGTAATCCATTCTCACCTGTTAGTGTGAAATCAAATTTCATAATATCATCATAAAATTCTTTAAGTGCTGGTACAATATTGTCTACGATAAAACTTACTATCTCTTTCCATTTATCTGATTGTAAGAATTTTGCAAGAGCAAAGAATGCTACACCTGCTAATATTGCTTTTAACCCTGCTGGTGTTTTACCAACAAAATCTTTTATACCTTTTCCAAGACCTTTTGTGTTATTTGCAATTTTTTCTAAAAGAGTCGTAGACTGACCTTCCCTTCTTTCTTTTTCTACCTTTTCTTCCTCTTGAAGGGATTTGTTCATTGCTTTGGTTTTTTTAGTTTCTACACCACCTGATTTCTTTAGTTCTGATGCAATCATTCTTTTTTTAGCTTTTACAGAAAAATCAAACTTATCTTGTCTTATTTGTTCTTCTTCTGATATACCCTTTGCTTCTGCTGATAATTGTATCCTTTTTATTTTTAGTTGTTCTTTTTCTTCACGAGCTTTTGCTTTGTCATCAGCTGATTTTTCGTCATCTCTCTCTTTTTGTTCCTTCGCTTGCTTCTGTTCAGCTATCTTTTTTTCTAAAGCAGCTTTTTTTCTTTCTTTAAAATATTGTTCTTCGATTGCCATTATTTTTTACTCGTTGAACCTACATATAATCCAAACCAAGCAGCACCAGCACCTACGATTACTGATACAAAGGCAGATTGTGAGTTAGTTGGGTCAGGTAATGTCATGAACCACTCTGTTGTTCTGTAAAATGAATACCCATACAGAGAGATTAATAATCTAGGGAACACACGCCATCTATCAAAACTAGAGGCAGCGTTGTTATACCATGAACCTTGTTCTACTGTTGTAGTTGAGCGGTCTATTTCTACTACATTTACTTTATCGTCAGCCATTTTTCCTATTTTCCTTTTCTATTTTTTCGTTTTCTTCTTTAATATAATTTTGTAATAATCCTACATATATCTCTCTTTCCCACGGCAACATATTTTCTAACTCTGTCAATGAGTATTTATGATACTGCATCATTGCAAAGTTACCTTCGTAGTAAGATTTTAGGCTCTCATGAGAGAGCCCTATTCTAAAAAATTTTGTAAACCCTCTAACAAAATCTCACTTTTTACTTTTGTTTTAGGATTTGTAACCTCTACTACATGTCTTAATTTTGGCATACTTTCAAAAAAATTCAGTACTTTTGTAAACTGCTCTGTGTCTAACGATTCAATAAAATCATTTAATTCTTTATTTGACATATCTACTTTATTGTATATATCTCCACCAAAATGAATTTCACTAACACAATCTCTTACTACATCAAACATAATGTCTGCTCTTTGGTCTTTAGCATAAGCTGTTGTTGATGATAAGATAGGATAATTAAGAACCATTTTTACATCATCATTAATTTCAACAGTATTTGTATGGTCGTCTGTCATTTGCACTTGAATATCATTTAAGTCAAGTGTAAAATTTACTTTAGTTTCTTTATCATCTGGACAAGTAGCAACTAAATCAACTTTATCACCTACAGATTTTCCTCTTACTCTTAAAAAGATATATTCTGCATCAAATAGTGGACATTTATGTACATCTACTTTTCCAAAAGTACATGTTTCAATTAACGCTGCTACTGCGTTCATAATTTCTTTTTCATCTTCTGATTCTTGTGCTAACAATAAAGTTTTTTGTTCTTTTACCAGAAAAGGTCTATATTGTATATCCTTTCCTGTTGATGGTAATGTTAGTGTGTATGTTTTTGTTTCAAGTTTAGGTAAAGCCATGATTTTTCACTCCAATTGTTATAATCTACTTAATACTTTAGGTATTTTACTTAATAATTTTCTCTCTACTTGATTTGCAAGAACCCCTTGCAATCTTTCTAATAATGGTTTGGGTAAACTTGCTTCATCTGTCAAGTTTTTCCAATATCTGTAGGTAAATGTTACAGACACCTCTTGTATAGAATTTGCTACACTACCATCTAGTTGTTGACCAGAGATAGATTTTGGAAAACACTCGATTAATTCACAACCATATGTTCTATTACCTTTTGCATCTAGTTGATATATCTGTATTGTTCCTACATAATCATCATAGTAACCCATAGCAAATGTTTGTGGATTATATGCAAGTCTTTGCCAAGATTCAAAAAACTTCTTCTCTCTATAATCATTATGACAATAAAACTTGCCAGTAATATCAGCATAAGTAAATCCATCTGCAATCTCTCTAGTTGGGCCGTAAATGTTTTCGTCAGAAGTTGTTGTTAAGTTTCTGCCTGGAAATTCAATTGAGTTACATTGGTAAGATACATCTCTAACATCTCCCCCACCTACTTGACCTAATAATACTTGTGAGAATAAATTAGTAGATGCACCTACACCACCTGTTCCTCTAGTTCCTGATGGTGGTAAAAATAACACATCATACTTTGAAGGAAATGCCAATCCATTACTATCATGGGTTACTGATAATATCTCATTTAATACTGCTGAAGAACTTGCATCTATAAAACTTCCAAAACTCATTAAATCATCCCTCTTGATTGACCAAATACAAAATTATCAGATTGTTTCTTAAATCTTTGTACAGGTAGTAATGTTGCAACTATAAATTCATCTGCTGTTACTTTTCTAAATTTAGACCTAACATGTCCTGCTAAATATCTTTTTAAACAAGGTTTAATTAAATCTATATTTTTTAATTTACTGTAATTTGCATTTAAACTTGTAGATTCATCAAACTTTTTATTGTTAGCAGTTTCTGTTAATCTATCTAGTAATCTAATCCTCATAGGAACAGACAAATAATGCAAATTAATCCCTAAGAACCCATTGTTATATTCTTCAATAGGTAATACTAAAGGGAATGTGTCATAATATGGCAACTTATCCTTTAGTTTAGGGTCATATACAAACATATTTAGTAGACCAAAAGTAGGTACTGATGTTCTTTTTCCATCACGAATCAAGTCCATAGACTTTGGTTGACCAAATTCTTTAATTTTGCTACGAAACCATGCGACAGATTGGGGTTTGTTCCCTGCTGCTTTTAACACACTTTGTATGTATTTACTTCTTGCCATGCGTTATTTATAAGGATTGTGAGAAAAAAATGCCCCTTTTTACAGGGGCATTAGATGAGATGTTATATAGGTAATTTACCTTTTTTTGGTAATACTGATTCAACATCAACCCAAAATTTTTCACGAGTGTCTGGGTGATTGTCTTGTTTGAAGAACGATTCTACTCGCCAAGGCCAGTTTCCAGTTCTTTCTTTATATTTCATGGTTGCTTCTAGTGCATCTTCATGTTTCTTAAAATTCTTCAACATTCCTGCTCTAGCTTCGTTGACAGTTCCTTTTTTTGGAACATTAACATGACCAACAAAATATGAGGTTTTACCTGTTTTCTTGAATTTTTTTATGGCGTTAAATACGAATTCATCTTCATATCGTTCTTTAACTGTCCAACCATGTTCAAGTCTTGTAGGGTCTAATTCACCACTATGTGTATATGGTGCTCTGTTTGTTTCTCCATTCTTCAAATAATTATCATCTTCTTCTAAGAATTCTTTAATTTCTTTGATACTACGAACAGTAACATCTTTATATGCACCAGTTGTATTTACTGCGTTGTTTACAGCAGCAGTTTTTGTTTTTGATGAAGTATACTTTAATATGTCTACTTTTTTATTCATTGCAGCTTCTGTTTTTTCAATAAAACCTTGCTCAACTTGATATACCAACCAATTTGTTAGACCTTCCACATTCATGCTTAATCGTGGTGTATGGTCATTTTCTAGTGCTTGTAAATCAGATTCTGCTTCTGGATTACCAGTAAAATTATAAACAGTAAACCACCATTTTGGTGTTAAGTTTCTTATTAGAGCTTCAAATCGGTGAAAACCAGCGACCAATTCATAATAGTATGTTTTACCATTAATCATTCTACCGCCTGGAATTATTTTAACAACCATAAGTGGTAAAGACCAATTTGGTTTCATAAGAGATAATTGTAATTCATCAATGTTCTTGCCGTTAAGATTATAACGAGTTGGATTGTTACCATTGTTTGCATCATGTTTAGGTACATGGATTTCATCTAGTTCTATAAGACGAGTATCTTTATACCCCTTTTCTATAATTAAGTTTTTTGCTATAATTAATTTTTTTGTGATTACAGCTTTTTCAACTGCTTCTAAATATGTCATACTATATTTCCTTTTGGTTATATTAGATATTCAACTACCAATATGGTTATGTTGTAATTTCTAATTATTATTGGGAATCAGCACTATAATGAAATTATGTCCATCATAGTTCTTATGCTTTCATCTTGTTTGTAACTATACAGGCCTGAGCCATGTATTGTCAACTCTTTTTTTCATTTATTTTGAAATAAATGAGAGTGCCCTTTTTACAGGGCACTCAAGAGATTACTCTGCGAGTTTTTCAAAGTATGCTAATGTATCATCTTCCTCAACTACAGGTGTTTCCACTTTTGCAGTTGTAGGTTTTGGTGCATCAATTTTAGGTGATGCGATAGGTGCATCATCCATTGTATCAGCTACATTACCAACTTTTACAGTTCCAGAAAGAACTGCATCAAGTCTTGTTCTTAACTCGTCATAAGACTTAAAGTTTGTTGGTGCAGTAAACTCTGCAAGAGAGTATTGTGACTTCCAAACTTTGTCTGCTTCAGAATCATCATCAAAAAGTTGTGAAGGGTCTTCGAACTCTGATTTATCATAGTTCCAATAGCCATCTACTTTTCTGATTTTTAATTTGAAGTTAGCACCAGGCTGTACATCTGGATGTTCTGGGTCAATACCAAACAAATTAAATGGGTTGATTGCCTTTTCATCAGCAAACTCAGGCGACATAGCAGCAGTAATTTTGTCAAATATTTTTTTACCATATCTGAACAGAAATACTTTACCTTCGTTTTCTGGGTGTTTTGTATCACTTACTACATAAATATTTGAGAAATATTGTAACTTTCTTTTTTGTTTACG